GTATTACTGCAGAAATAAATGCAAATGGTACAGTAACTAAATTAAACTGGAACAAGAGAGATTTAAATTTATTTTTCAATAATAATTTATTATTACAGCCAACTGCATACCAGTATTTTACTCCTCCAATTATAGATTTTATTCCAAGAACCCAAAGTGGTGGTGGAGCAAGAGCTGAGGTAATTGCTGTTGGAGGTCAAATAGTTGATCTTGTTTTAATTGATGGTGGTAGTGGTTATGAAGAAGCTCCTAAAGTTGTTGTATCTAGAGGATACAACAAAATAAAAGGAAGATCTAGAAAAGTTGATAGTACAACAGTATTAAATGTTTCGCCGCCACTAGCATTTTCAAATAGTTTAACTTCTAGTAGTGAAGTTACACTAATTGCATATGGACCAACTGGACAGGCAATTTTCTCCTTTATTAATTTAAGTGCAGAAGGAGGAATAAAAGAAGCTGGCGAACAAATTACTGCAATTATAATGCCGCAATTACAAGTTGTGACATTTGCAGAAACTCTTGCTCAAAATGAGTATGTGGTTAATTCTCCTGTTGTTCAAATTGATTATGAAATACAGTCTGTAGAAATAGAAGTTGTAGGCACTTTAGATGCAAGAGCAAATATTATTTCTTCTTCGTCTATTATTCAAGTAGATAGACAAGTAACAAAAATTATAAGCAAGCAAATTAATGAAGCATTTGTTCAGCTAGATACTGCTTCTGTCAATGATATTGGAGCTTTCCTTGATGCTCCATTATCAGAAACAGATAATATTGTATATATTCCCGATACTAGAAGATTCCCAGATTCTAGTAGACTACTTATTGGTAGAGAAATTGTATACTATGAAAAGAAAAAAACAGATCGATTCTTATCAGTAACAAGAGGTGCAGATGGAACTACTGCACAAACACATAATGCTGGAGATTATCTACGTCATCTACCTAAGATTGTAAGTGTTGTTCCAGTCGGAACTGCATCTATTCAAACTATTACTTCAATAGAATCTGATCACAATACTTTTACAGAAGTATTGAAAACTATTAGTACTGAAGTAGTTGATCCTTCGATTGCACACAATTCTACTTTATTAACTGCAGACCAGCAAATAGAGATTGATAATAGTGATTTTGTAGTTATTCCTTGGATTGGTATCATTCCTCCACCTTCTTACAATGTAATAACTGCAATATATTCTACTTCTTCTAATGTACAAACAATAGTAGAATCCTCTAAGTTAGATTCATCTACTTCCACTATAATCACGCTAAATGAAAGAAATATTCAAATTTCTCTCGATCAGAATATTAATGTAGATGTTTCTAATGTTATCACATCATTACAAATTGTTTCCGCACAAGATTCATCAATAGAATTAGTAAGTTCATATGTATTAACTTCACAGTATAATGCTACAGTTGTAGAAAATGATGTTAATATTTTATCAAATGTTGCTATTGAAAAGTATTCAACAAATTATATTTTAAGAAATGAATCTACAGTAGAAACTATTATTAGTTCTATTAATACAATTCAAAATATTGTTGAAGAAGTAGTAGTTATTCTTCCAACTTCAATTTCAGAAGTAAGAAATTCTTATTCTGTAACAAGAATTTTCTACTCGCAGATTCCACCAATTACAACAATTGCAGAATCTCTAATTGTTTCCCCAATAGAAACACAGTTACAATTAACTAATAATCTGAATATTGATATTATTGATACTAGAAATACAATAATTTCTACTCAGATTGATGCTAAGTATGAAAATTCTTATATCAGTTCTTTATTTGCTTCAACTATTTCTACGATCAAAGAAATTACTAATGTTGTTGCTTATGATATAAATTCAAGTTATACTTCATATTCTTCTATTGTGACAAATACTGTCAATACCCTAGAATCTCATAGTTCTGTAGTATCGACAACAACTACTGCACAGAATGTTCCATTATTATTGTTTATTGATCCTATATTAAATGCAAGTTATATTGCTTCTTCAACTAATTTAACTGCTACAATAAATCCAAATAGTGTAGAAAATACAGTAAGAATTGATACTTCAACTGGAATTAGAGGATCTTCTTCCAGAGAAGTTGATTATAATACTGGCATCTTAGATTTCTTCACTGAATTTGTAGTATTAGCAAATCCTATAATAACTAGAAATGTCGGATTCTTTACATTAGAAGAACCAATCAATGTTATTACATCTAGAGATGGATCTACAATAGAAATAACTAATAAATCAGTTGAAAGAGATTCATTCTATCGAGCTTATAAATTAGGAAATGCTGGTCATACTATTACTGCTTTCGAAAATCTAGCCTTTATTGATACAGGAGCACTTCCTGTTTCTGGATCAATTTCTTCTATAACAAATGCATATCCAAATTTAACAATTCGTGACTTTGAAGAAAGAAGATTCTCTGCTATTACATTGACTGGAGAAATGTTTAATTTAGCAGGACCATCCATAAATGAAATTGGTGCTACTTTATCTTTAAATATTACGAATTCTGACATTACTATGACTATTTCTAATGCTTCTGCACTACCAAGTTCAGGAAGAATTATAATCAACAAAGAAATTATTGATTATACTTCAAAATCTGGAAATACTTTAACTGGATTAATAAGAGGTGCGGATAATACTATGCCTACATCACATACTGCTGGTGATTATTTAAGATCATTCTAGATTTTATAAATATAAATAAATCAGACAAAACGTTTTCACTAGAGAGATTAATTAAATGGCTGCTATTATCTCAGATAAGTTTAGAATTTTTAATGCTAAACAGTTTTTGGAATCTCTATCTGAAGGACCAACTGATGCAAGTGCAGAGCGCACTAGAATGTATTTCTTTGTTGGTCGTCCACAAAGATGGGATTCTTATGTAGAACTTTACAATAAGTCGTCAACTGCTTTTGTCGCAGGTGATGAAGTATATGTTGGTGCTTCTTATGCAGGAGCAACCTTTAAGGCAACTATTAGAGAAGTATACGAAGATAGCTTACTTCTCTTTAATGTTGGTCCTTCAACATCATCTGTTCCTGCGGCAGGTTCCACTTTAAAAGGTTGGAATGGAACTGCTGATACTGGAGCAACTGCAGTAACTGGTGTTTATAGATATGCATCAGAAGATGTTCCACCAGTTCCACTAGATAACCAAAAAGAAAAATATGATCTTTACGATGATATCATTGCAGCAAAAAGAATTACTTCTGACTTTGCTCGTGCAGTAATTCGTCGCTATAACTGGGATTTAGTTGCTAATCCTAAGTTTGATATGTGGAAGCCTGACTATTCTGCTACCCCTGGTAGCGGTGGTCAAATTGGCAAGCAAGCAGCTACTGGTGCTACTTCAATTAGTGATGCAAAATTCTATGTAATCAACTCGCAATATGAGGTATTTAAGTGCCTCTATAATGGAGAAAATCCAGCAAATCTATCTGGTCAAAATGCTACTAATGAACCAAAGACCACTCCTTCAGCAGGTCAAGGTTCGTATGCAAATGGCATCTTCACTGAAGAAGCTGGCAATGCTGGTTATGTTTGGAAGTATATGTATACTATTCCAACAAACGATGTACTACGTTTCCTTTCAACTGATTTCATGCCAATTGTTGCTCCAACTGATGTAACAAGACAAGCAACAGAAGCAGCAGCTGTTGATGGATCTATTAACGTAGTTGTTGTCGAAAGTGCTGGAGCAAACCTACCAAACGGAACTCACTATGCTCCTATTATTGGAGATGGCACTGGCGGTAAAGTTCAACTAGTTGTAACTTCTGGTGCTCTTGTTTCCGCAACAGTTACTGATCCAGGAAGTGGTTATACATATGCATCAGTACCTTTAGAAACAGGAACTGGTTCTGGAGCAACTGCATATGGTTTATTCAGTGATTCTGCATTAACTTCTTCGGTTTCTGTTGGAGGTACTGCAACTGGAGCACTAGAGCCAATTCTTCCTCCACAAGGTGGTCATGGTTCGGATTTTGAGCTTGAGCTTAATGCAAAGCGTGTTATGACAAATATTCGTCTAACCTATGCAGAAGGTTCTGGTGACTTCCCTGTAGATAATGATTTTCGCAGAATTGGTATTCTTAAGGATCCATATGCTTTTGGAACTACTTCATTTGCAACTGTAGACACAGTAAATGGTTTGTATGCAGTTAAAATCACTGGAGCAACTGCAGATTTCCAGGCAGATGAAACTATTTCACAGACCGTAACTGGTGGTACTGCATTTGGTACTGTTGTTTCCTGGACTCTTGATTCTGGAAGCACCACTGATGGCGTTCTTAAATTCATCCAATCACCAGATCTCCACAAAGATTCTGGTGTTGTAAGAGCATTTCAATCTAACGGTGCAAATGCTGTTACTGGTGCTATTTCACTAGCAAGTGGTAACGTAGATACTACCGACAATTCATCAGTTCTTGGTGTTACTTTTGCAAGTGGTCTTGCAAATCCAGAAATTGCACCAAACTCAGGCGACATGATCTATGTTGAAAACAGAAGATTGATTACCCGTGCTCCCGACCAAATCGAAGATATCAAGCTCGTAATTGAGTTCTGATTTAAACTTCTTACTAGAATCTCCCCTAAATGGGGAGATTTTTTTTTATCTTTACTGATAAATAAGATAGGGAAATAGGTTCCAAGTAGAGAGATTCATTTACGATGCCACAGAAGACAAATCTTAACGTATCACCATATTTTGATGATTTTGATCCACAAAAGAATTTTTATAAAGTTCTCTTTAGACCTGGATATTCCATCCAAACTAGAGAGCTAACTTCTCTACAATCAATTCTTCAAAATCAAATTGAAAGCTATGCTAAATTTCAATTTAAACAGGGACAGTTAGTAATCCCTGGTGAAATTGGATTAAACACTAAAGTAAATTATGTTAAATTGTCTTCAGTTTCTGAAGTTGCTGTAAATGAAAATGGATCTATAGTATATAAAAAATTTGACATTAAGAATTTAATTGGCTCTACTCTACGTGGTATTAATTCTGGTGTTTCTGCTACAGTTGTAGAAACTGAGTATGCAACTACAGAAGAAGCAGATACTTTATTTGTTAATTATATTAATAGTGGCGATTCGGCAAATGAATCTACTTTTAGACAAGGAGAAACATTAGAAGTAGTTGGTGGAGTAAATACCCCACTTCTTGTTGTTGGTACTGATGGAAGTGTTTTACCTACAACTATCTCAGTAACTAATCCAGATACAGAAGAAACAACTTCTTTGACTAGTCCCGCAATGGGATTTGCAACGGCTCTTAAAGTAGAAGAAGGTGTCTATTTTGTAAATGGCTATTTTGTAAGAAATGAGCAACAATTACTTGTTATAGACAAATATTATGATAAACCATCAGCAAAAGTTGGATTTAATATTATTGAAGAAATTATTACCCCAGAAGAAGATCCTTCACTTTATGATAATGCAAGAGGATTTTCAAATGCATCTGCTCCAGGAGCACATAGATTAAAAATTTTCTTAGATCTCAGAAAGTATGGTTATAAAGAGTTAACTGATAAAAACTTTATTCAGTTAATCAAAATTAAAAATGGTGTAGTTGAAAAGCAAGTTAAGCCAGCAGATTATACTTTATTAGAAGAAACTCTAGCTAGAAGAACCTATGATGAATCTGGTGATTACATTGTAAAAGATTTCTCTTTAGATATTAGAGAATATTATCAAAGAAATAATAATAATGGTTTATTCAGAAAATCATCTTCTGGATTAGTAAATGGTCTTAGTGAAGATGTAGCTACACGTAAGATGATTGCTAGTATTGGAGCAGGAAAAGCATATGTACGTGGATTTGAAATTGTAAATAAAGAAACAAAATATTTAGAAATTGATAAAGCAAGAGATACTTTAACCAGAGACAATGTAGTTCTTAAATCAAAAGGATCAACTACATTTAAAATTTCTAATGTATATGGTAGTGTTCCTTTAAACAATGTAGCTGGAGATTTAACAGCATATCCAGATGTATTTTTGAGTTGTTTGTTTAATGACGGTTCTATTGGATTAAATGGAGAAGAAGAAGATTCGTACTTTAAATTAACTAAATCCAGAAGAGCTCAACCATTTACATTAAAGGATGGTATTAAAACAATTTATGTTCAAGTTGCAAATACATTGCCTGCAGCTAGAAATGAATATCCATCCACTCTATGGTATGTAAAAACTAGAAGTGGGGGTCAACCATCTTCAGTTGGTTCTGTTGATGTTATTGCAGGTTCTATTTCTAAAAGAAATGATGTTTCTACTGCAGCAGGACAATTTTTCGTTGAATTTACTATTAAAGGTGATAAATCTGTTCTTGATACTTATTTCTTAGAATATGACGATGGAGGAGCAGGAAAGCTTAGATTGTTGTATGAAACTCAAGCAGAAGCTCTTGCTGGCGGATCTTCTTATTACGGCACTGTAGTTGATTACAATAATACTATCACTCCAGTAATTGGTATTACTAAACCAAAAAATTTCTCTCTTTCTGATAGAGCACTTGGATTTAATTCCGATACTGATATTGTTGTTTCGAGAGGAAGGAGCGGAATTAATTCCAGACCTTATAGTGGTATTTTCAATTTTTCATATTTCAATCCAATTTTCTTCACTAAGATTACTTTAGAAGAGCAGCCATCTATTGGTTTTGGAGTTGGCAAATATATTGTAGGAAAAACTAGTAATGCTTATGGTGTTATAGAATCTGATACTACAGAAAATTATAGTAGTGGAAATATTTTATTTGTTAGCGTTCTTTCTGGTGAATTTATTTCTGGAGAAACAATTTCGGATGAAGATGGCAATTCATTAAAAATTGCAAAAGATAATACAATTTCACACTTTATTGTTACTAAGCGTGGAAATGGATACACAACAGATGCAAAATTAATTATTAATGGGGATGAAATTAATTCGACAAAAATAACGCCAGAATTAATTGGTGGGTCTATCTACAAAATTGAAATTAATGATAGAACTGCCTTGAGAAAAGAATATGCAGCTCCTCCTGTAATTACAGCATCTCCACAACCAGATTCTCCATCAAATTTTGCTGTAATTGTACCAGTTCTATTTAAGAACACTGTCTTAACTTATACTCCACAAAATGTAAAATCAATATATTCGAATTACAATAACTACGTATTTACAGCTGATGTAGATTTTACGAAGACAGAATATTCAAATTATAAGCAAATAACTAACTTTACTTTCTCTGGTAAAGCTGGTGATCGTTATATTGAATGTAATGGCTTTGGAGCTAATTTAACAAAAGATTTAGTACAAGGTGATATTATTCAATTTACTGATGAATCAAATCAAGTAATCAAAAATATTGTACAGTATACTTCAGATGCACAAGGTGTATTTAAATCAAGAATTTATCTGGATTATAGTTTGCCTAATGATATTGTTAATGCGAGTGTTGTTAGAATTAGACCAATCATTGAAAATGTAACTTCATCATTAGTATTCCCAACAGGAAGTAAGCAAGTGGCTTCCTTAGTAAAAGATACTTCAGATACAAAGATTAAATGTTATATAAGAAAAGATTTTACAACAGATCTTTCTTCTAGTGGTGGTACACTAACATTTACAGCACAGTTAGCAACTGGATTCCAAAGATTTGTTTCATATTCAGAAAATACATTCGTATTAACTGTTTTAGATAAAGGAGATTCGACACTAGTAGAATCTGGTGATATAATTTATATTTCCCCAGATTCTGTTAGCATTAATAATCCAACTTCAGATTCTACTGGAATCACTACGGGATCTGCGGTTATTACTTTACCAGATAATTATTTTGGATCTGGCTTAGCAAATTACCCTAAGCTAAAACTAACAGCTACAGTTGAAATTGATAAGGCGAAGCCAAGATTAAAAACTGCTATTACAAATAAGAGAATTGTTGTTACTTCTAGCGGAGATAGAGTTATTCCTTTCCGTGGTACAGATTATGATGGAGAAAATATTCAAGTATTTTCTTACTCCGATGCATATAAGTTAAGATATGTTTATGAAGGAACTTCAACTACACCACCAGATGTAGATGCAAGTGGTCAGTTAATTAGTGGAACAGATATCACATACAAGTTTACATTTGATGATGGTCAAAGAGATACTTTATACGATGTATCAAGATTGGTACTGAAACCAGGATTTGATGCTCCTATTGGACAACTAGTAATTGCATTTGATTATTTCGAGCATTCTCAAGGAGATTTTTGTACTGTAGATTCATATCTACATGAAGCTGGAGTGCCAGCAGATGAAATTCCTTCATTCAACTCCACACTTAATGGTATTGTTTCACTAAAAGATGTTATTGATTTTAGACCAAAGGTAGATTCTAACACAACAATTACTGGATTCCAGGATATTTCAATTTTAACAAATCCAGAAGGAAAGAGCTACGTAAACTTTGTTGGTGATGGAGGTGTTATTTCTGCTACTCCAGCATCAGATGCAAATTTAGAGTTTACCGTTTCATTTAGTGAAACACAATACTTAGATCGTATTGATGGAATTTTCTTAAACAAAAAAGGCGAGTTCATTGTAAAGTCTGGCAACTCTTCATTGAATCCATCCAAGCCAGATAACATTGATGATGCAATTCCAATCTGCTATCTTTATATTCCTTCCTTTACCAATGATAGCAAGGATGTAAGAATCACTCCAGTTGATAATCGTAGATATACGATGAAAGATATTGGTAAACTTGAGAAGCGTATTGAGCGTTTAGAGTATTATACAACTCTCAGCATTCTTGAACAGCAAGCATTAAATATGCAAGTTAAAGATGAAATTGGTCTTGATAGATTTAAGAGTGGTTTCATTGTAGATAACTTCGAGTCTCATG